AGCTTTTTGGCTTCGGCATTCTTACCGGTGAAGAGTCTTGGGTCTTCTTTCAACAGGGTGAGTACCATGTCGATTTTCTCAGGACTGCTTTTCACTTTCAGATAGATTTCCAGAGCCTTGTCCTTCATCTCATCAATCTTCACCTGGCTGTCTTCAGCTGCTTGAGGATCGAAGATGTAGTACTGCTTCAGCATATCACCATCGGCTGCTTCTTTACTAGGCGCTACCAGTGGATGGCCCAGTGCATGACGATAAGTGATGTAATCAGACAGGTTGAGCGGTTGGTTCTTTTCGCTCAGTGGCTTAGTGTTGTCTTCACTCAAACCAATCTCCAACTTTCTGCCCTTGTCATAAGGAACAGCTGTCTTGATGTTGGCGAAATACTCAGACACTTTCTGTCTGAAGCTTCTGTCCTCTGCAGGACAATCTACGATTGATGGCATCAACAGAGCTTGCTCTGCGAAGTTTAATCCACTTCCAATGGTCTTGGAGTAGCTGTTCTCGTAGTAACTGCCAATGGATTGTTTTGACATTTGCATGAACTCAGGGGCTGAGCTCTGCTGTGCGTCAGCGATGAACGAACCTTTTCTGTAGATCGTCACCACTCTACTGTTAGAATGTGTTGATTTCATACGTACTGTTTAGAGTTGATTACTGAAGAGGTTTTAAAATAGGGGAACTCTTAGACAAGAGCTCCCCGTGGGTAAGAAACCTCTATACAGTAGTTTCTTTATTACAATCCAGCGATACACTGGAAGTCAAAGCAGCGGTTTGCTCTCAGGATCTGGATACCAGCTGACTTGAAGCGAGTGTAAGCACTCTCATCTTTGTCGGTAGCCAACAGAGTAGCCTTGCTTTCGTTGTCGATGTTGAAGCTGCTAGTCATCACCTGCAAGCTCTTAGGCATGTTGGTAAGACCGGCAATTACACCGTGTTGGAAGGCACGACCTTTCTGAGCTACGTGCTGAATGTTAGGCTGACCGTCGTAGTCATTGTCATCAATGAATACCATGCGGTAGCTTTCCAGAGGCCAACCTGTTTCAGGGTGTACATAACCACCAGCTTGTTGGGCCATGGCTACTTTACCCATGTCGAAGATCGGGTTGTGTTTCACCTTGATGGTGTAGCCGTCGATGTGGTAGAACTGGTCGAAGTAACCACCCAGTGCCAGGTGATAACCTGTACCGGTGATGAACTTGTCAGCAACGTTACCAGCACCGCCGAGGTTTGCCAATACAGTACCACCAGCCTTACGGATAGCGCGGTCGAATGCACGCATACCACCACGACCTGTATGCAGGGTGATAGAGATACCAGCAGTATCACTCTGGCCGAACAGGGCATCACCGATGTTGTTCACCAGGTAATCGTAGCTCAGGTCAGAGTAAGTACCCTTGTTCTGGATTTGCTCCAGAATACCTGAACCTCGTGGAATCACTTTACCAGTGAGCAGGTCTTTCAATGCTACAGTACCGTTAGCCTGACGGTTGTAACGGCTGTACCAGTAGTTATGCTCACATACGCTCAGCCATTCCATTTCGTACTGCCACATGGCCCAATCCATCCATACATCAGTTTCGCCTTTGTCTGTCTTCACGGAGATTTTCATCACCTTGTTGGCAGAGTTACCGGCCCAGCTGAAGCCATGGCGGAGGAAGCTCATTTGGTTCTTGTACTGACCAGGCATGGCCATTTTGCTCTCGGTGGTACGGCTACCACTCTCAGCTACAGCTGTAGTGATGTCGATCCACGCAGCACCTGGCTGCAATTCGCTCAACGGACAGAAGTCAGAAGGCAATGCAGGGTCGAGAGATACAGTGTACTCGTACTCACCGGTACCGAGCAACACGGGGTCTTCATGCACATAAGCCTGAACGCCACGCGCAGACTGAATGATGAAGAAACGCTTGATCCAGTTATCCGTGAAACGGATTTTGAACTGGCTGTTACCTACGCCAGGTTTGTCGCCGCCACTGTAAGGAGTGGAGCTCACGATGGAAGCCTTGGTGATACGGCCCATCACTGGGTAAGTGAACTGAGGGTCATCCAACTCCACTGCTGCACGCTTCATAGCATTGCCTTCGTAGCCAATGCCGCCCAGCGTCATGAGTGAAATAGGATAGTTCTTGGTGTAGTCACCCATGATGTAAGTTAACTTGCGGGTCAACTCACTGGGGTGACCTTGACGCTGGTGGTAGAAGTTTGTTTCGTCCAGCATCGACTTGCTATCATAGATAGCTTCGGTCACTCTGTACTTGAGTGCGGGTGTCGGATTTGCCATTTATATGGGTTTTTATTGTCCTGTTTTACAATGAGCCTAACGGAACGAAGCCTCCCTTGTTTCCGCCGTTGTTATCGTCGGCTCCTCCGGATCTTTGTTCCTTGCTCTTATCAACTGCTCTTCTCAGACCTTTACGTCTTTCCTGCTGCACTTCACGCTTGATGATGTTCTTCAGATTACCTTCTTTGAAAAGCACGTACAGTGCTTCAACTTGTCTGGCCATCTTCTTATCATCAATCGCTTGTACAAACATCAGCTTACCAGTGTTGGGGTCGTATTCTACTTGCTCACGAAGGAAATTCAAGAAGTCTGGCTTCTCTGCATCTGGTATCACCAACTGCAAGTCCTTACCTTCAGTGATTGTTGTAGTCAACGCCTGGTTAAAGGTGTTGATGGTACGGTTGTAACGCTCCTGACCTTCTTGCTGTTTCTTTTCAATAGCATTCAGTTCGTCCTGATGCGCTTTTTCTGCTGCTTTGTAAGCTGCGTCTGAGAGTTCAAAGAGCTTGCCATCTTTGATGGCTTTGTCAAGAACAACCTGAGCTGTTTCAGCATCAAGTCCTTTCTCGATCAATGAGGCTTTGTAGACACGTGACTGTGTATCAGCATCAGTCTTGAAAGTCTCATACTCAGGCAAGCTAAACGATTTCTTTGAGAAAAATTCCTCATCACTACCACCTGCTTGTCTGTGCAGCAGATATGCATATCCACGTGGATCAGCTTTCTTGATATTATCTTCAAAACTGTCAACTGCTTTCTGCATTAATTGTTTCTCTCTGTGGTAAACACCTTCAGGAGAAAGCGGGTCTACGTTTTCAGGAAGTTCAACTTTGAGTTCAACGCCGTGATATTTGTTAACGTCAGCCCAGAAATCATCAGGGTTTTCACTGCCGTCACCATCGTTACCATCTCCATCGTCATCATTACCGTCACCATCTGCTGGTTTGTAGTTAAGGTCCTTGCTGACCTTACCGGTAGCTTCATCTTTGATGTAGCCTTCTTTCAGTGTGCCATCTTCATTGGTAGCTTCTTTTACCAATGCATCATAGGCAGCTTGCTCAGCTGCGGCAACCGCTGCATCTGCAGCCTGCTTTTTGGCTTCTTCTGTAAGGTCTGCTGGTTTAGGATTACCGTCACCACCGCTGATGTCAGCCAATGAAGGTGGGAGAGTACCGCCGCTTCCATCGCCGGCGCCTGCTTCGTAGAACAATCTAATTTTCATACTGTATGGGTTTTAATTACTACTTACTACTGTTGGGTTTCTTGCGTGCAGCCAGTCGTTTTACACTGACTTCTTCACGCTTGACCTTGAGCTTTTCATTCTCAAGTCGCATATTATCTTCATGCTTCTTCATTTCTGCTTTCAGCTGAGCAGCCTGTTTGCGCTCATCGCTGGCAATCTTCTGAGCACTGATGACACGCTTGGTGATTTCAATTGCATCAGGGATACCATTGTCATTGATGTCACCATCTTGTGCACCCATGAGTTTCTCCTGAAGTTTGTATTCACCTTCAAGCATAGTGTTCTCATCTTTTCTATCCCACTCTGCATTGATTTCATCAATACGCAACATAGATTCCAGACGCTTGAACTTCTCTTGGATTTCCTGCAATTCTACCTGACGAACATGCTCATTTTCATTGGCAGCTTCGGCATTCTCCATTTCAATTTCTTCAATACGCTTCAGCTTGGCCATGAGCTCTGCTGTGTTGTTGGTACGATACATTTCCAACACAGTGGACATTTTACCTTGGTTCTGCAGGAGGGCTTGTGTCTGTGCACGTACTTGCTGCAGTGTCTGAAGTTCTTCAGCTGAATGACGAACGAACAGACCAAGTTCTGCTGAGCAATAAGAATTCGGATCTATCTCAAGCATCTGCTTGTCAAACTCGTCTTCGTTGTATATTGCTCTTACACCATCGACATTCACGAATCTGCTGTAGTCTAAGAACCCTTGAAGTTCTCTTTCAGTGAACTCTTCAAATAGCGTGAATATCATATCGGTGATAACTGAAGATTGGAACAGGCTATTCTGCTGTACGCCTAAACCGTCAAGGTTAGGAGCAGCTTGACCTTTACGTGGAGCTGTGATACCTAACAAGTCATCCCAGTCTCTCTTGAAACTATCTCTAAGTTCAATCAGCTGGTTGATTTGGTCAAACAAAGACATGTCCAATACGTTGTACTGGTTCCAGCTCTTGTCCACACCCACCTGGTTACGGTTGAGCATCATGTAGCCTAATGCATCAGCATAGTACAGGAACTTTTCATCGTCCCAGCCATCTTTCTGAGGAATGGCATTGACGTCGAACAGGGCAATCTTACCCTTGTTCTTGGCAATGGTTTTTTCCAGTGTGAAGTTGGTCACCATGTACATGATTGCATAAGGCAATCCCATCTCTAACACACTGATGTTTTCGCTGTGTGTA